TGAGCGGCGGAGTGTTCATGATGGTGTTGTTTATTATTCGTTATGAGGTGAATGATTGGATTTTAACAGGATTTTCAGTCGGTTTCAGAATGCTTTAAATGAGATAAGTGTGGGGGGCTGTTAGTTTTTGCACAAGAAACAAATAGAGTAAAAAAACGCTGAAATCTCGGAAAGACGTGGATTTCGGCGTTTTTTTGTATCCGGAAAAGTTACGCCAGCTTTTTCACGAAACCGCGCCGGAACGCGCGGTTTTTTGTTGAAAGCTGACGGGATTGGGAATTTTTTAAAACTATTTTAAGAGGTTTTTAAAATGGATTTAATCAATACTCCGGCCATACCACTCAACACGGCCGATGATGGCGATGTCGTCTTGGGTATTGCTTAAATCTATTTCAAACGGTGCGTAACGTGGATTTTCGGACGTTACAAGCAGTTTGCCCGGTATGCGTTGCACACGTTTGACAAAGAGGTCATTGCCTATACGCAAGACATATAGGCCGTCACGCGGGTCGGTTTCGGCGTGATTGATGAGGATGGAATCCCCATGATTGAGCACGCCCTCCATCGAATCGCCTTTAACGGTAATTACAGACAGCTTTTCCGGCTGTTTGGTCACATAGTTGTCAATCCAATATTTCCGGAAAGCCAAGCAGAATAAAGGTTCTTCGCCGAAGACCGGTGCGCCATACCCTGCTGCTGCGGCTACGTTGTAGCGCGGCACGAATACAAACTCCGACAAGTCGACAGGGTTGCCCATAGTGTCGGTGATTCCATCAGAATTTCTGCTTACAGAGAATGCTCCGGCGTTTTCCGGCCTGGCTTTATCGAGATACGGCAAGCCTTTGCCGGTCAGCAGCCAGTTTAAGTCACACCCGGTAGATTCTTGAATCTTTATAAGGGTTTCAGTGTTTGGAAGGCCGTCGTTATACCAAATCCGGTTAAATCCGGGCGGGCTCATTCCAATATCTCTTGCAATAACCGCAGGCTTTGGGTTATCGCGCCATAAGTAGGTCAATCTTTCTTTAAAAGTATTCATAAGCTATCTCTATATGTGGTTGCATACATAAAAATATCTATGCAACTTTCTATGCAACTAAATGTATTTGGTTGCATAAAATTAATTCGTTTAATAAACAAAAACATATAGAAAAACTAAGCGAAAGCTTATATTTTTCTCTATGCAACCGCTTTACATCTTATCTGGTTGCATATATTATTCAATCAACCAAGAACAAACGGTTAGAAAAACGGTTTGACGTATGGAGTAAGTGAAATGGTACAAAAAAACGCAGATTGGCACCGCGCAGATATTGTTGCAGCACTCAAAAAACGTGGTTGGTCAGTAAGAGCTCTTAGTGTTGCATCCGGCTTGTCGCCAAATACATTGAAAGGCGCATTGCAATTCCCTTATTTGAAAGGAGAAAAAATCATTGCAGATGCAATAGGCGTCCCACCCGAAGTAATTTGGCCGACACGTTATGAAGAACGTAATTTCAAGCCAGTATTAAGTGCTTCGCACTAATTATACGCAGATGTTTAGAAGAAATCATGCAAATGATTACAAATGAACTAAAAGCGGGATAAGTGGAGTTTTATATGCAAACAGATAGTCTTTCATCATCAGAACTCGCAAATTTACGGTTGCCAAATCTACAAGTATCAAGACAGGCGATTGAAAAACGAGCTAAGACACAAGGCTGGCCGTACATCGAAGAAGTTGGCAAAGCGCGTGGAGGCCGTCTGAAAAAATACTTAATCGCTTCCCTACCTGCCGAAATCCGAGCAGCCATCATGAAACGGCAGTCGGACGAGCTGGCGGAGAAGATGCCGAAAATGTTGCCCCAAGTCAGACCGGGGACGGCGATGTCGGCTCAGGCACTGGCTGAAGCGGCCAAGCTGTTGAACGAGAAACAACGGTCGGTGGCGGATGCGCGATGTGCGGTGGTGGCGGCGGTGTTGGGGATTAAATATCAATACGGTTGCTCTGCCAAGGCTGCGGTGGCTCAGTTTTTGGGCTTGCTGGCAGAAGGTAAATTGGACGCGGTCACGCTCGGTAACTTGGAAAAGGCCAATGACCGCAGCCGGACGGCGAAGGTTGGCGAACGTACTTTAGACGGCTGGATATCTGCTTATTTGAAAGCGGAAAACGCGACGGAGCGGTTGGTTGCCTTAGCTCCGAAGACGACGAAGGCGGTCAAGCCGATTGAGAGCTACGGTTGGTTGCCGATGTTTATGCAGTTTCACAATATTCCGTCGGCTCCGAAACTGGCACACAGCTACCGCCGGTTTGTGCAGTGGGCAGAAGCGGAAAATATGCCGGTTAACGATGTACCTACCTTGAGTATGGTGCGGCGCGTTTGGGACAAGCTCCCGTTGATTATGCAGGAGCGCGGCAGGAAAACGGGGGCGGCTTATAAATCGCTGCTGCCTTATGTGAAACGTGATTGGGGGGCTTTGAAGCCTAACGATGTTTGGATCGGCGACGGCCACAGCTTTAAAGCGAAGGTGGCACATCCGGTACACGGCAGGCCGTTTAAGCCGGAAGTGACGGTGATTATTGATGGTTGTACGCGGTTTGTGGTGGGTTTTTCGGTTTCGTTGGCTGAAAGTTGTGTGGCGGTATCGGACGCTCTGCGTATCGGGGTCAAGCACTTTGGTTTGCCGATTATCTACTACTCGGATAACGGTGGCGGTCAGACAGGCAAGACGATAGACCATGAAATCACGGGTATTACGTCCCGATTGGGTATCCGCCATGAAACGGGTATTGCGGGCAACCCGCAAGGTCGAGGCATCATTGAGCGATGGTGGAAAGACAATCTGATTGAGATGGCGCGCCAGTATGAGACGTTTGCGGGCGCGGGGATGGACAGCAGTACGAAGAACCTGATGTACCGCAAGATGGAAAGTGCTTTTAATGCTTTGGAAAAAGGCAAGGTGCCGACGCAGGAGCAGCAAAAATATTTGAAAAAGCTGCCGAGTTGGTCGCGTTTTATCGCGGATGTGGTCAAGTGTATCGATGAATACAACAACCGCCCGCACGGCGAGCTGCCCCGACATCCGGACGGCGGGCATTATTCGCCGAAGGCTTATCGGGAAATGAGGCTGGAACAGGACGGTATCGCGCCGGATATGTTGTCGGCGGAAGAGCTGGCGACGATGTTTATGCCGCAGGAGGTGCGAAAAGTTCAGCGCGGTTGGCTGGATTTGTTCAACAACTCTTATTTTTCGGTCGAGTTGGCGGAGTATCACAAAGACGAGGTACGGGTCAGCTACGATTTGGACGATGCGTCGGTGGTCAATGTGTTTGATATGGACGGCAAGTTTATCACTAAGGCGCAGGCCAACGGCAATAGCCGCGAGGCTTTCCCGACGGCGCGTATCGACCAACTGGCGGAGAAACGCCGAAAAGGCAAAATCAAGCGGGCGGAAAATGCAATCAAGCTTGCAAACGCGGAAGTCAATCCGGCTTTGGAACAGGCTGCGGTTTGGGACGAGCTGGGAAATTTGGGCGGAAACGTCATCGAGGCGGAGTATGCGGTATTGCCGAAAACGGGCACAGACGATTTTGTGCTGTTTGAGGCGGATAGAAGTTAAAACGGTTTTAAACCTCTTTTAAAAGACTAAAAAAATGAAACAAATTAATCAAGCATTGCAACAAAAACTGGCTGAATTTAAAGCCAAATCAGGTATGAACCAAACCCAACTGGCACGCGGTATCGGTACTTCGCCGGCATCCATCAGTATGTATCTGAACGGCACTTATGCGGAAAAAGGCGGCAATTATGAAACCATCGAGCCGAAAATCGAGGCGTTTTTGGAGATGCAGGACAGTAAAGCGCAACGCGAAGAGCTGGTGTTGGGTTTTGTATCGACTAAGACGACCCGCCGAATCGCGGAAGTGATGCGCGATGCGCACGAAGGCGGAGAAACAGTGGTGATCTACGGTCAGGCGGGATTGGGCAAGACTCAGGCGGTCAAAAACTACTGCGAGAAAAACCCTGCGGCCATCTTGATTGAGGCTAATCCGAGCTTCACGGCACTTGTCCTGATGCGCAAGTTGGCGACGGCGGCAAAGGTATCGGCGATGGGCAGCCTGAATGATTTGTTTGAGTCTGTATCTGACCGCCTGCGCGATTCAGGCCGTCTGATTGTGGTCGATGAAGCGGAAAACCTGCCGTTACGCGCCCTTGAAATTGTACGCCGTCTGCACGATGAGACTGGCTGCGGCTTGGTATTGAGCGGTATGCCCCGACTGGTGGCCAACCTGCGCGGTAAGCATGGCGAGCTGGTGCAACTTTATAGCCGCGTGTCTGTTGCGCTGAATTTGGGCGAATCTTTGCCGGATGACGAACTCTTTGAGATTGCGAAAGCGGCTTTGCCTGATGCGGACGAGGAGACGCTCTTGGAACTGGTTAAACATAGTAACGGCAATACGCGCCGGATGAGCAAATTGATGCGCGGCGCGGTACGCACGGCGAACAAGAACGGTATCAAGATGCAGGCCGGTATCGTTAAGAAATACAGCTCCCTGATTATCCGATAAGAAAGGCCGTCTGAAATGAGACACGAATATGCGGTACACGCCGGAGTCTATGAGGACACTTGGCACGATTATGAAACCCATAAACGGCGCAAGATTTGGCGGGCGGATGTGCGCGGCAAGCGGAAAGAAGGCTTCGCATGGTTGCAAATCCGCCGACTGCGGAAACGCTTCGAGACCAAAGAGGAAGCCAGGGAATGGGCGGCTCAAGTGAAGGCGGATTGGGTGCGCAATAATTTTTTTGCCTTGAGAAAATATTAAGTTATTGATTTATAAGGAAATAGAAAAATGTCTAATTTGTTTTGCGAACGAAAAACCAAGTGGATCAGTTTGGCTTTTTGGTTGTTGTTTTGGGCGGTTTTGGTGGGAACGATGCTGCACAGCTGCTCTAAGCCGGTGGTGTCGGCGGCGAAGTTGGAAATGTCGCGGCGCGAGCGTCTGGCGGATTTGGAGGCAAAAGCCTTGGGCGAGCAATACGAGTCAATGAGCGTAGAGGAAAAAATGAAAGGGATTGTTTATGAGCGATAAGCCATTGAGCCCTACGGCGAAACGAGAGGCTTTGGAACGTGCGCTTAAGGAAATCCGCGCGAAATATGGCGATAAGGCGATTGTGAAAGGATGTGTGAAATGAGTTTCGGACGACGTAATACGGATTGGCAGGCTTGGGGACAACACCGCAGGCGTGCGACGGCGCGAATGGCGCAAAAAAGCCGAGAGCGCGAAATCGAGGAGTATCAGGCGCGTTTTAAACGGCCTGCCGAGAAGAAGGAGGAGAAAAAATGATTTGGTTTGTTGGTGGATTGGCTGTGTTGGTGCTGCTGGGGATTTGGCTTGAGATGCTGGCCCGAATTGTCGTGTTGCACATGATCGGCGAAGGCCATGACGGGTATGACGACAATTAAAACGGTAAGCCGTTGATGTTGCTCTATATTTTTTTGCCTTACTGAAAATATAAGGTATTGATTTAAAAGGAATTTAAAGATGAATGCAAAAGAAATCACCGAATGGATCGAAGACCGTGGCGAGCTGATGATTATGAAAAAGGACGGAGAAGGCTTTGTGATTGCAGCGCGTGCGCCGGACGGGATGTGGAAAACGGCGGAAGCGGAAACTTTGGCTCGGGCGATAACTTTATGGGAGGAAGCATGATGAAGGTATTAGACCCGTGTTGCGGCAGCCGGATGATGTGGTTCGATAAAAATAACCCTGAAGCTGTTTTCGGCGATAAACGCAAAGAAATCCATCTACTGAAAGACCGGAAATATCTGCGCAAACTGGAAATTACTCCTGATGTGGTTATGGATTTTACAAATATCCCTTTCCCTGACAACACATTCGCAGTAGTGGTTTTTGACCCACCACATTTGGAAAGAGTGGGAGAAAAGTCTTGGCTTGCAAAAAAATACGGTGTGTTGGGCAATGAGTGGAGAGAAGATTTGCGTAAAGGGTTTGCTGAGTGTTTCCGAGTATTGCGTTCTGAAGGCATATTGATTTTCAAGTGGAGTGAAAATCAAATCCCTGTGAAAGAGATTCTTAGTCTGACTAACGTAGAACCGCTTATCGGGCACGTTAGCATGAAACATAAGAAAAACCAAACGCAGACCCATTGGATAACATTTTTGAAGGAAGAAGCGTCATGAGTATTGGAATGATGATTTATCTATTGGTCTGCGGGCTGATTGGTTTGGCACTGGTGGTTTTGGCACTGATGAGCCTGATTGAAAACTGGTTTAAGCAGCGGACTAAAGCTGTTGTTTGGGATGCCTGCGGTATGTTTTTGGGGTTGGTTGTTGTCCTTGTGGCGTTTTTGGCGATTCTTGGGGTGATTAAATGATTGAAATCAGAGGTAAAAACTTTGTTGCGTACAACGCGAGTGAAAGTGTTTTGGACATTTATCAGCGGGTTGATGTTTTTGTCTTATCTGGGCATTAAGTTGGGCAGGTTGATGCGTGACAAGCAAACTAAGTTTGAAACTTGGTCAGATTTTAAAGCATGGATCGATAAGCAAGCCGAACTTGAAAATCACTTGGCAGGCAATGTCCAGATCGTAAAAGGCAATGGAAATGTACAGGCTGGTGGCGATGTTTGGAAGGATAAACAATGAACATCAAATGCCCGAACTGTGGTGCGGTGCATAGTCTGGACAGCTTAATCAATGACGCAGAGGCTTCGGCGGTGTTGAGGACTGTTTTGGAGATGGATGCGGAATTGGGCAAGGCGGCGATACGGTATATCGGTTTATTCCGCCCTGCGAAATCCCAGCTCTCTTGGGCGCGTACCGCGAAACTGCTGAACGAGTTGATGCCGATGATTAAGGCGCAGGAGGCGACACGCGACGGGATTTGTTTCCCTGCCCCTGCCGAGGCGGAAGTGAAAGATGTTTTAAACAAGAAAGGAAAGTGAAATGAAAGTGTATGTTTTTAAAATTAGTAATGAAAACGGTAAGTTAAAGATAGAACTCCCCGAAATCCCAATGGGTAAGCAAATTGACGAAGTTGATTTGATTGCTGGGCTAACCACGGAATTTATTGCAAGTATGTTACGTGATGCCCAAAAAGATCGTCGCAAATTCGTAATCGACGCATCAAATCAATTGGCTGCAATCCAGGCATATCAAAAAATCTTCAATTAAGGAAGGAAGAGAAAATGGCTAAAGTCATTATTACCATTAAAGATAGTACCAAAAGCTTATTTGATTTTGAAATCAAAGGATTGGAAGACGAAAGTGGACAAACTCCTGCAATCTTTGCCGGACATGCCGCCGCCGGCTATCTGAGAAAAAGGCAAACAGCCCTCCACGAGAATTTTTTAAGTCAAATTTTACGAGACTTATCAGATCAAGATTTTTAGAGCGAAAGGAAGAGAAAATGGCTAAAACCCGAATCAAACAGCCCGCTATCGAAGCGGCACAAGACAAAGCGGAAGTTACTGCGTTTATCCGCAAAATCGGCGATTTGCAGCGCGAAGTCAAACGCCTGGAAACCGAAGCTGGAGACAAAAAAGCGGTTATCGAAGAAGAATATGCCGCCAAAGCTGCGCCGATGTGTGCCGAAATCATGAGCCTGACCGAACGTGTGGCCGCCTACTGCGAGGCGCACAAGGACGAGCTGACGGAAAACGGTAAAACCAAAACCGTGGACTTTACCACCGGTCTGATTAAATGGCGCATCCGTCCGCCATCCGTCAAGGTAACGGGCGTAGCCGCCGTCTTGGCTTGGCTCTCGGAGAAATCCGCCTTTACCGAGTTTGTGCGCACTAAAAAGGAAATCGACAAAGACGCCATCCTGAATCAAAAAGAGCGTTTTTCAGACGGCCAAGTGCCGGGAATTAAGATTGTGAGCGGCGTGGAGGATTTTGTGATTGAGCCTACTGAGCAGGAGTTGGCGTGATGGCGAAAATTGTTATTACGATAAAAGACGAGATGCCAGTAAACGGCTTGCACGGCGTGACCATTAGTTATGACGGCGATTTGGAGCCGCAAGGCGAACTGACAATGGCGCAGATGACGGCTTATAACATCAAGAAATTGATGGATGCGGTTGAGTTTGAGGCCGCAAAAAGGCTGAGTAAAGCAAATTGACCCACGGCGGGGAACAACCCGCCATTTTTGAAAAAAGGATTAGATATGTGGTTTAAACAAGTTACTCCATTCCGTGTGTTTGAATTGCCAGAAGCTGAACGCCTCAAAACAGCAATTGCAGAAAACTGGTTTTGTTCTCCTACCGGATTAGACTGGTTTAGTGAAGGCTTTTGTTCTCCGGTGCCATTTGGGAACCCTATTATTTTTGAAGCTCAAAAAACTATGCTTATCAGTTTGATGCGAGAAGAAAAAGTATTACCCAGTGCGGCCATCAAGCATAAATTGGACGAACAGGTTGTTAAGATCCAAACTGCCGAAGGCCGTAATGTCGGCCGCAGAGAAAAGCATGAATTACGCGAAGCAATTATCGACGACCTGCTGCCTAAAGCGTTGATTAAAAGCAGCCGCACTTATGGTTTATTTGCTGGCGAGTGGTTATTCGTTGATACGGCAAATCGCCGCAAGGCTGAAAATATGCTGACCAAGTTGCGCGAAGCCCTTGGCGGCTTGTCTGCTCAACATCCGGTTACCCGTCAATCGCCGGCATCATTGATGACCAATTGGCTGTTGCAGGGCGAAGCTCAGGGGCGGTTTGTGTTGGATAGTGATGTTACCCTGGTCGGTGTGGGTGATGTTGCTCCCAAAGTTAAAATCAGCCGCAAAGACCTTACCGCCGAAGATGTGGTACAACACGCCAAAAACGGCATGAAAGTAACCGAACTTGGCTTGGTATGGAATGACCGTGTAGCATTTATTCTGACACAGGATTTAACACTGAAACGTATCCAATGGCTGGACGTTGTACAGGAAGAAGCTGAAGGCAGCTGTGATGATGCGGAAAGTATGGCTTATGCCACACAGCTACTGATGGAGGCCGCACTGAGTGCGATTCTTGGTGAGTTGGTGGATTTACTGGGAGGTTGGCAGGAATGATGGAGGGTTGGGACGTTTAAAGCTGGATTAAAGGCCGTCTGAAATGGGGTTTAAAACCTGTTTCAGACGGCCTTTTTTATGTCTGTTTATTCCTAAAAAAATAATAACTTAATACCATATATTGTATTCTGTTGGTATAATATGCGCTAATTTATACTATATGTTGTATTGGAGAGGTAATGCGCCGGGCGTTGATTGCGAAAATTAAAATTGCTCAAAAGGAACTGGGATTGGACGACGGTACCTATCGCGCGGTGTTGGAGCGCGTGACGGGCAAGCGGTCGTGTACCGAGTGCAGTATTCCTGAGCTGGAGCGTGTGGTCGAGGATTTGCGCCAACATGGTTTTACGCCTAAGAAAACGGCAGGCCGACGGCCGAACCGCCGCTCTTCCGCTGACCCGATGATGCGCAAAATCGAAGCCCTGCTGCTGGATAACGGCTGGACTTGGAATTATGCGCACGGTACGGCGCGTAAAATGTTTAAGGTTGACCGTGTGGAATGGTTGTCTGACGGCAATATGCACAAGCTGGTGGCGGCGTTGCAGATTGCGGCGAACCGAAAGAAGAAGGAGGCATAGGAATGAGTGTAAGTTGGGAAATGACAGAGCAGGACTTTGAGGATGTGAAACATCTTCTGCCGCAGAGCGTGGTGGCGATGATTACGGTCATCGGGCTTGAAGCGGCGTTTCACATGGTCAAGGTTTGGGGCGGGACGAATTACCCGATTTCCAATCGCCGCCGCAATACGCGCCAGAGCCGAATCTTACACGCGCAACTGGTCGAGGACATCGGCGAGGAGGCTGCGGGACGATTGGAGCGAGCTTATGCCGGTCAACCTTTCTTGGCCATTCCGCGCTGCTGGGACGCGATGCGCGAGCTGCGCAACCGATTCATTCGCCGGCAGTATGATGAGATGAGCGCGGAGGGTATGAGCGATTTGGTTATTGTGCGCGAGCTGGTATTGGCTCATCGGCTGTCTACGCGCAATATCCGATACATTTTGAAAGAGGCCGACCGCGAGGCGGCGGCAAGAGCGCAGACGGATTTATTTGTAGCTTGATTGTGTTGTGTGTTTCTTGTGAGTGGACCTTTGCCCTGCTTTTTGCAGGGTTTTTTTTTGTCTGCGGAACAGTAAGTGCATTTGTGCCGACCGTCTTATGCCGTCTGAAAAGGTTAAATAAGGTTTTGAAAATAAATTGTGATTTGATTTTCGGAGATGTTTATGGGCAAAACTGTAACTTTAACCGCCGGCCACAGTAACACCGACCCGGGCGCGGTCAACGGCTCCGACCGTGAGGCGGACTTAGCGCAGGATATGCGCAACATCGTGGCATCTATCTTGCGCGATGACTACGGCTTGACTGTTAAAACCGACGGCACGGGCAAAGGCAATATGCCGCTGCGCGAAGCGGTCAAACTGATTCGCAGCTCGGATGTGGCGATTGAGTTTCACACCAATGCAGCCGTGAGTAAGGCGGCGACAGGCATCGAAGCCTTGTCCACGCCGAAAAACAAACGCTGGTGTCAGGTGCTGAGCAAAGCTGTTGCGAAGGCGACCGGCTGGAAACTGCGCGGCGAAGACGGCTTTAAACCGGATAACTCAGGCCAGCATTCACGCCTGGCTTATGCGCAGGCCGGCGGCATTGTGTTTGAGCCGTTTTTCATCAGCAACGACACTGATTTGGCCTTGTTTAAGGCGACTAAATGGGGCATCTGCCGCGCGATTGCGGACGCGATTGCAAGCGAATTGGGAGCGGCGAAGGTATGAAAAAGTCTTTGATTGCTTTATGTGTTGCCCATTGTGCAAAGTTGAAAAACGGTTTTAGCGTACCGCCGTTACCTGAAATCAAAATCACGCCAAGCCCTGTTTGGGTAGGCTCTTTGAAACAACATCCGAGCCTGCGCTTGGGTAAATCAGGTGTGGCAGCCGCGAAACGTGCGGCGCGTAAACGCAAGAATCGTCGTTAATCATGGGTCAAGTTGAGTTTTATGAAAAGATGATTGAGCTGTGGTCGCGCAAAAGCCGCGAGGCAAGCGAACAGGCAGACTTGGCTGCGTTCGAATTTGCGGAGGGCGAACTGGCCAATTATCGGGAAATGCTGCAACGGCACCTGCAAACCAAAAGTGTGGAATAGCAATGCGTATTTTGGATATTTTTAAAAATCCGGCGACAGGCAATGTGTCGCACTCGAAACTGTGGGCAAACGTTGCCTGCGCGGCTGGGACGTTTAAGTTTGTGATGTTGCCCGATCCATCGGCGGAGGTTTGGGCGGTGTATTTGGGCATCGTCGGCGGCTATGCGGTGGCACGCTCGCTGGTCAGCGTGAAACGTCAGGAGGTCGAGAATGAATCTCGTGAAACTGCTGGTGAATAACTGGCAACCGATTGCCATCATCGCGCTTGTCGGCACGGGCTTGGCTGTGTCGCACCATCAAGGCTACAAGTCGGCATTTGCGAAGCAGCAAGCGGTCATTGAGAAAATGGAAAAAGACAAAGCGCAAGCCCTGCTGTTGTCGGCTCAAAACTATACGCGCGAATTGGAACAGTCGCGTGAGGAAGCTAAAAAATATGAAGTCAAGGCGCACGCCGTCGGCATGGCTTTGGCGAAAAAACAGGCGGAAGTCAGCCGTCTGAAAACGGAAAATAAAAAGGAAATCGAAAATGTCCTTACTCAAGACCGTAAAAATGCAAGCGGTAATTGTATTGACGGCTTTGGCCATCACGGCCTGCAGCTCTACAACCGCGCCCTCGGCTACGGAAATTAAGGTTGTCGAAAAGGCGGTCATGCCGACGCCACCTGCTGCGTTGATGGTCGCTCCGGTACGCCCGAGTCCGCCGAAGGACGGCAAGACGGCCACGCTGTTGGAACACGCCGCCGAGTTTGGCGGCTATGTCTCTGAACTGGAAAACCAAAATCAGGCGTGGCGCGATTGGATCAACAGTCAAGCGGAAGTTGACGGTTCGGAGGGCGCGCGATGACGACTTATCGTGAGTTGGTACAACGCACGGTCGCCTGCCGCCATGCGGATTTAGAGCTGGGATTGAGCCGCGCACGCGAACAAGAGCCGTTTGTCATTCATGTTTCCAATCTGCTGGATAAGGCAGGATTTGAATATACGGTACGGATGAATAAGGATTTTCAGACGACCTTTTGTGTGGAGTTTTCCGCGACCGCTCCTGCTGATGTGATTGGTATTTTGCGGAAATATTACTCAGTCTTTTTTGACGGCCAAAAGGTTGAGGTGGCAAGTCGTCATCCCGAAGGCTATGCAGTGCGTATCGTATTCGGCGACGTGCCGGTTTAAAGGGGTTTTAAATGGACTTTGAATTTGGGTTTAAAACCCTGTGGCCGATTGCAACGGCGGCGTTTTGGTTTTGGGTCAACGGCATTTCAGGCCGTCTGAAAGAGGCGGACAAGCGTATCGACGACCTTAAAGAGGAGCTGCACGCGGTCAAGCTCTCTTATCACACCAAGGCGGACGCTAAGGCAGACAGCACTAATATTGCGGCGGCGTTGGAACGCATCGAAAACAAGTTGGAAAAAGTAAACGAAAAACTGGACAGGAAAGCGGACAAATCATGAGCGACCCGATTTTGGATGCCTTGGCGCGTATTGAAGCCAAGCAGGATGACCTGCTTGCCAATCAGGCGCGCATGGACGAGGAATTGCAGCAAATTAAGAAAGACTGCAAGAAATCTGCTGCGGTTTATGGCGGTCTCGGCGGCGTGATTGTAACGACGGGGTGGGAACTGCTGCGAGCCAAGTTCGGAGGCTGATATGGCACACCCGAAAGAAACCCGCGAAAAGCTGCGCCGACTGTACGTCAGCGACGGCCAGACGCTCGAAATTGCGGCGATGATGTGCGAAATCCCAACAGCTACCGCCCGTAGCTGGAAACGCGCCGCCAAAGAGATCGGCGACGATTGGGACAAAGTGCGCGCAGCCTACACGCTGGCGGGCGGTGGCATCGAAGACTTGAGCCGCTCGCTGTTGGCGGGTTTTTTGGTGCAGTACCAATCGACGATGACGATGTTGCAAGATACGTCGGTTGAAGAGCTGATGCCGTCCGAGCGCGCCAAATTGTTGGCGAGCCTGTCCGACGCGTTTACCAAGACCGTGGCGGCGAACGCTAAAGTAATGCCGGAAACGTCAAAACTGGCGACGGCGATTGAGGTGTTGGAATTGTTTGGCGAAGTAGTCAAAGAGCGATACCCGCAGCACTTGCAGGCTTATGTCGAGCTGGTCGAACCGCTGGGTGTGGAAATTGAAAAGAAATACAGGTAAGCGAAATGCAGAAGGTTGAATACACCCATAAGGGATGGTTTTTATTTTGCCCGATTTGGATTGCGAATTGGGAAAGCGAAGAGCCGGCAGTTGCGCCGCGCTATAAGCTGGAGCCGTTGTTTTGGCTCGCCGACCAGTTTTTTTACTTTATGTCGTCCATGAATGAAATGAAAACAGGAGAGCCGTTGCCCTTTTGTTTCATGGTTAACCCCGAGCCGCTGAAAAAGCCGGTTGTCCACTATTACGAATAAAACATGAAGTCCAAAGAGTTTTTAAAGTCGCTTGCCGAATATGCCGCCCAACTTCGCCAAACCATCGAGGCGGAGGCGGACAGCTTTGATGCATCGCCCGCAGCCATTGCCGAACGTCGGGCGAAGGTATTAGACCCGGTCAACGGTTACGAGTATTTCGTCAATACCTATTTTCCGCATTACGTCAGGTCGTCTGAAAAGTCGGAGCTACATGAATTTCTGTTTTCCCGCCTGCCCGAAATCCTACAACAGCCCGAAGGCATCAACGAGGCGGATGCCGCCCCGCGCGGCGAGGCGAAATCGACGCTGGTTACGCGCTTGTTCTCGCTTTGGACGGTCATCACCGGCGCAAAAAAGTTTATCGTCATCGCGATGGACAGTATCGACCAAGCCTATCCGATGCTGGAAGCCATTAAGGCGGAACTTGAATTTAACCCGCGTTTAAAAACCGACTTCCCCGAGATGTGCGGACAAGGTCGGGTTTGGCAGGCGGGGACGATTGTTACCGCATCCAACGTCAAAATCCAAGTCTTCGGCTCGGGTAAGAAAATGCGCGGCATGGTGCATGGTGCATTCCGCCCCGACCTTGCCATCCTTGACGATATCGAAAACGACGAGATGGTGCGCAACCCCGACCAGCGCGACAAGCTGGAAATGTGGCTTAAACAAACCGTCTTGCCGTTAGGCGCGGTCGGTACCAAGTTTGATGTGATTTATATCGGCACCATCCTGCACTACGACAGCGTGTTGAGCCGTACTTTGAATAACCCGTTTTGGAGTACGCGGAAATTTAAGGCGATGAAACGCTGGCCTGATCGCATGGATTTGTGGGACAGATGGGAGGAGCTTTACCGAAATGACGGCGCGGCGGTAGCCGAAGCGTTTTATCTCGCCAACAAAGACGAGATGGAGCGCGGCGCGCAAACAAGCTGGGCGGCTCGTGGCGTGTTGGCACTGATGAAAATCCGCGCTCGCGACGGTCATGCAACGTTTGACAGCGAATACCAAAACGACCCGGTCAGCGGCGAAGATGCGCCGTTTGCGGAAAACATCAAATACTGGTCGGAGTTGCCCGACGATTTAGTGTACTACGGCGCGCTCGACCCGTCGTTGGGTAAAGCGGGCGCGGGGCGCGACCCGTCGGCGATTTTGGTCGGCGGTTATCAGAAATCAACAGGCCGTCTGTTTGTAACCGTCGCCCAAGTCAAAAAACGCCTGCCCGATTTGATTATCGAAGACGTGATCCGCATCCAAAAAGAGGCGCGGGTCAAGCCTGTTTTGTGGGTGGTGGAGACGGTGCAGTTTCAAGAGTTTCTCAAGGACGAGCTGATTAAGCGCGGGGCGCGTTCGGGTGTGCATATTCCGGTGCGCGGTATCAAGCCGTCTTCGGACAAGATGTTGCGGATTGAGACTTTGCAGCCGCATATGGCAAACGGGCTGATTCTGCTCAACCCCGACCAAAAGACTTTAATCAGCCAGTTGCGCCACTTCCCCAAAGCCGACCACGACGACGGACCCGATGCGTTGCATATGCTGTGGATGGCAGCAACGACGGGCAATGTGTCAAACAGGGCGCGTGCGATTGATTTGCCTGCGCCGATGTTGGAGATTTAAAAATGTGTGACGGAAGAGAACGTATAACCGCTCGTGAAAAAGAGCTGACAGAGGATGTTGAGTACCTTGAGCGTGGTTTGGATAAAGCGATCACACATCTGCAAGAGGTTGTCTCCTGCTATAAGGCTGGGCGGCTATCAAATCTACATTTTATTGTCGCTGAAATTGAAGGTTTTTTGGCGGCTCGCGGTGAAGAGTATTGGTTTTAAGGTCGTCTGAAAACGGTTTCAGACGACCTTTGGAGTAAGAAAATATGTTCGGATTGATTAAAAGCGCAACACGAAAAACAGCCATCAAGACATTGACGAGCGCGACTGAAGATGCGCTGGAAAGCCTGTTTTCTAATATGGAAGGCACGGACTCTCTACTATCTCGCCTCGGCGTGGACAGACAGCAGGCGTTGGACGCGGTATCGGGCGACGATGAGGTCGCCGCCTGTTTGGAGGATTTGCATTCCGCCATGCAGAACAAGGCGTGGCGCATTTATGGCGAGGACTTGAGCGACGAAGACAAAGACCGTCTATGGAAAACGCTGAAACGCCATCTGCCCGCACTTGCCGAAATCGTGTTGACGGCGCGTTTGGGTGGCTATGGTGTCGGTCGGTACGTTTATCAGCCTGAACCCGACGGCTTTTTGACGATTAAGCATATCAGCAACAAAAGCGGCGAATTGGCGAAATACGTTCCCTACCGCGACGGCTCGCTGGTGTATCGCGGCAGCGGTGGCGAGGAAGCCTGCAATACGGACGTGCTGTATCTCTTTATTACCCACCGCGCCACTTCAACCAATCCTGCGGGCGAAATGGCGGCGGCGCGGCTGTATGCGCCGGTTGCGTTGCGTAAAAAAGGCTTTGTCTATGCGGCGCAATTTATTACGCGCTACGCCCAGCCGTATTTGATTGCCAAAATCCAAGCCAACAGCAACGACGAGCACGACAGCTTCATGAGCCGTTTTTACCGCTTTGTGAGCGGCGGCGCGTTGAGCATCGACCGCGAGGACGATGTGATGATGCTGCAAAACAGCGCGGATGGTCAGGCATTCCGCCGACTGGAAAACCTTGCCAATGCACGCATCCAAAAAACGCTGCTGGGCAAGGTCAAAACCAGCGACCTTGAGATCTCCAGCCGAGCCAGTCAGGAAACCGAAGAAAACAACCGCGACGAGCGTATTGGCGCGTATCTTGCTCTGCTCTCCCGCGCTGCACAGCACTTTATCGACGCGCTCGTGATGGTCAACAACGCCTACGGCAAGCCGATTAATGCGCCCAAAGGCGTATGGTTTGAGTTTGAAGACGAAATCAAGGTTGATAAAACCCGAGCCGAACGCGACAAGATGTATATGGATACCGGTCAGCTCGTGTTGACCAAAACCTACTACCGCGACATCTTGGGCTTTGAACCGGATCATTTCGAGCTGCGCGACCCCAAAGCGTCGTCTGAAAACCCTGCGCCCGCCAAATTTAGCCTGCGCCTGTCTGACGCTCTTGCCCATAATGCGCCCGATACGGCGGAGCAGGCAATCGCCCGCCCGAAAATGGAAGCGGTGTTGGGTTTGTTGGAAAGCTGCAAAGACTATGCCGAATTTGAGGCGAAACTGTCCAAACTTGATTTGAGCCAGGGCGACAATCTCTTGATCCAGCGTTTGGTTTCAGACGGCCTTTCAGCTTGGGCTGACGGAGCGGACGATGGACGGAATTGAATACAACTTCGCGGGGCTGGTCGATAAAGCCGCCTTCGAGCATTTCAAAGCCAAGAAAATTCTGCCCGGATTCAGTCACTACGATGTATGGCTGTATCAGCACAGCCTTGCGTTTACCGTCGCCAAGATGATGGACGCGGATATGCTTGCCGAAGTCAAAGACGCCATTGAATCTGCGCAGCAGAACGGCACGGCGTTTGCCGATTTTAAAAAGCGTTTAAAACCGTATTTGATGGCCAAAGGCTGGTGGGGCGAACAAATCATGACCGACCCGCTGGACGGCGAGCCGAAATTGGTACAGCTCGGCAGTACGCGCCGTCTGAAAACCATCTTCAACACCAATATGCAAACCGCCTTTGCGGCGGGGCAGTGGCAGCGGATACAGGCAAACAAAAAAGCCCTGCCGTATTTGCGCTATAACCATTCCGCCGCCGGGCATCCGCGCGACAGCCATAAACGCTACTACGGCCTAGTCCTGCCGGTCGATCACGACATTTGGAAAGTCATCTTTCCGCCCAACGGCTACGGTTGTAAATGTTCGGTGTCCGCCCTGACCCGTCGGCAGGCGGAGCGCGAGGGCATCAGCGGCGAGCCTGATGTGGATATGGTCGAGTTTACCAATCCGCGCACAGGTCAAACGGTATTGATTCCCGATGACATCACGCCGAGCTTTGCACACAATCACGGCGACCGATTGGGCGCAATGGACGCGCTGTTTGGCGAGAAAAACGGCGAAGAGGCACTGACCGCCATGATTGCCGAGCGCGAGGCGTGGTTGGACAAGCGGTACAGCGTGCCGTCTGACAAAGTGGCGGTGTTGGCTTTGCCGGACAAGGTGTCGGAAAAAGAAGTGCGCAGGCTGACAAAAGAGCAGTCTGCCAACAATACCAAAGACCACGAAGCGAGAGCTGCGGCAGCGTGGCAGGCTGAAACGGGGGATAGGCTGGAGGTGTTTGATTTGCCCGTAGAGAAAGGTAAGGGTCAAGCCGATTATCTGATTGTTTCAGACGACCTGCCCCGTGAAGAATGGGTAAAACTGGATTTTATGTTTACCGAAAATCCCGAACGTGCGGAATTGATGAACCGTTATTTTGCGCACACCGCCGACGCATGGAAAGGGAAGGTTGACAATATTCAAGAGCATTTCAACAAAGCCGATATTGTCCCGCTTGATTTGCGCCATCTGAATGCGGTAAACCGGCATAAATTGTTGCAGTATGTGTTATCATTGCCGAAAGAACAGCGGGATAAAGTCCGCTTATTGGTAAAAATATCGGAGTAAGTCATGCCGTCTGAACTGTATGTCAGCCGCGAAGTAAAAGTATTTTTAGGCGGGAAAACCGCCCCGTCCGAATTGTTGGACTATCTGTACCCGCGCCTTGCCGAAATCGACAAGGAAGCAGCCGACCAAATGCAGGGCGAGTTTTCGGGCTGCGTGTTTTCGATCGCGGATTTATCCGCGGAGGCATTCGCCCGTGTATGCGGATGGATACTTGAGGCTGCTGAAAAGTCCGAGTGGATTAAGCCGTACAAGTCCGATTTAAAAACCGCGCTTGAAGCTGATCCGAGATTTAAACCTGTATAACTCCGAAGGCCGTCTGAAACCGATTCAGACGGCCTTTTTTCATAACCGCTCAAATTTCGCGTTTAAGCGCGTTTAAATACTTGGGGCAAGCAAAGATATATCCAGCATTTTAAAATCAATCCTAGAGGCTTCTAAAACGCCCCTGAATCGAATTTTAAATAGATGAACTGCACAAGGCCGTCTGAAACCTGATATTCGGGTTTTAGGCGGCTTTTGCATTTGGATTGGGAAGTGAAATCCTGCCGTCCGTCTTTTTGAACTTAGCAAGGCAAAATGGAGCAATGGATACGAACAACACCCCCCTTAAAATCAAATTGTCCGCCGCGCTGCCGGTTGCCCTGGCGACCGGTGCCGACAAGGTGCGTACTTTTAAAGGCGTTGCCAATTCGGGCAAGCCCTTCGGCTACGGCGGTTATCAGACAGTCGTTGATTTGGCCCAGCTGTCGCACAAAGCGTCCGTCCCCGTCCTGTTGGAGCATTCCCCCGTCAAGATGGCGGGCGTGTGCAGCCTGTCGGTAACGGCGGACGGCCTGATTGCGGAAGGTAGTCTGTTGTCCAACGAGTTTGGCACGCAGATCGCCGAAGCAGCCGACCAAGGTTTCCCTTGGGAAATGTCGGTTTACGCGCAGGCGGAATCCTACGAGGAGCTGGCGGCGGGCGCAGTATTGTCCGTCAACGGCAACGAAGTAACCGGGCCGGCCGTCATCCTGCGCCGTTGTGCGATACGCGAGGTGTCGTTTACCGCCGTCGGTGTAGATGGCGAGACGGAGGCGGTGGTGTTGTCGGACGGCAGCCCCTTGCCGGATATTTTTAAACAACCTTTGGAGTTATCTATGACGCCAGAAGAAAAGAAAGCGTTTGACGACCTGAAAGCGGAAGTCGATACGCTCAAGGCTGAAAAAGCCGAAGCCGAGAAAAAGCTGAAAGAAGCCGAAGCGGCTGCCAAGAAAAACCAAGTCAAGGCGAAATTGTCCGCCGCCGGTTTTAAGGAAGGCGAAGACGGCAAGTTTGAAGGCTTGTCCGACGCTACCATGACCGTGCTTTTGTCTGCCGACATCGAAGCGGCGGAAGCCATGATTGCCGATTTGAAGCCGAAAGCCGCCCCGTCTGCCGTGCCGCCCGCGCTGTTGAGCGAAGGCGCAGGCAAAGGCGAATCCGAAAACACCGGCGAGGCGGAGGGCAAGTTCTCCGTCGCCAGCCACAAAGGCTTATTGGGAGGCTCTTATGTCTAAAGCCAAAACCGAAATCTTAGGCCCTTCTATTTCTGACTTTTTGAAATACGAAGCCACGCCGTTTACACGTGTGGCGATTGCTGCTCCGCAAGGTACAAAAGCCGGTACATTTGTTAATTTTCCTCTCCGCAGCGAGTTGAAACTGCTGGCATTGACGGATGAAGCCGACGGTAAAGTCATCGTACAGCCGCACAATTGCATCATCAATCTGGATCGATGCTCAGGCGATGCAATTCGCGCCGGCATGTCGAGATCGTCAAGTAATGTGATTGAGCAGCTGAATAAAGACGGCGATCCATACGGCATCGTTTATGTTGTAAACCGTGTTGTCAATCCGAATGGCGACACTCTGTAACTACAAGGAAAAAATATGCCTTTATCTGACAACAGCAAATTCGGCGTGCAGGCTTTGACCACCGCCGTCAACAAAATCGACCCGGGCGCGAGCCAAATCCGTGAGCTGGGTATTTTTGAGCCCGAATATCTGACGACTACCCACGCCGACATTGAGTTCCAAGACGGCAAAGTCCACTTGGTTGCCAGCAAAGAGCGCGGTACGGCCGGTCAGGCGGTCGAAAGTCCGAAACGCACCGTGCGTACCGTCAAAATCCCACACCTGCCGATTCATGACGTCATCCGCGCGGACGACGTGCAGAACCTGCGTGCTTTCGGCACGACCCAAGCCGCGACCGTCATGGACAAGGTCAACGAAAAGCTGGCCGGCGGCAAATCCGACCTTGAATACACCCGTGAGCACCTGATGCTCGGCGCGTTGCAAGGCAAGATTTTGGATGCGGACGGCAGTGTAATTTTGGACATCAACACCGATTTCGGCGTGCAGCGCAAAACGCAAAACATCGAATTGTCGAAAGACGCGACCAAAGTCGGCGCGGTATTGGACAAGCTCTTGTCCGAGCAACGCCAAAAATTCAACGGTGCGCAAGTGCGCGGCTGGGTCGTGTATTGCGGCGCAGAGTTTTTGAGCGCGCTCAAAGAGCATAAGTCCATCTTCGAAGTGTACAAACGCTTTGACGAAGCACGCGCCTACCGCGAAGGCGATACGCTCAATCCGACCGAGTTTGTCCACAAAGGCATCCGCTTTATCGAGTATGCCAACCATTTCGGCAGCGCAGCCGACATCGGTGCGGACAAAGCCATTCTGTTGCCGGTCGGCCGTAATCTTTACAAAGAGTATTTCGCCCCTGCCGACATGAACGCGACCGTCAACACCCGCGCCCTGCCGTATTACGCCAGCCGCGAGAAATTGCAGCACGACAAAGGCTGGAGCCTGCATATGCAGTCCAATCCATTGCCGATTGCGCTGCGCCCCGAGTTGTTGGCAACGCTGACCATGTCTTAAACGGATTTCAGACGGCCTTTAAGGCAGTTTTAAAGGTCGTCTGAAAACGGAGGACGGCATGATTACCATCCAAGACATGATTACGCGTTTCGGCGAGCAGGAAATGGCGGAGCGGTCGAATCATGAAAACTACGAAACCATAGATGAAGCGGTGATGGCGGCGGCAATCGCCGACGCGGAAGAAGAAGCGGCAAGCTACCTTCGGGCGGCGAAACTGTTTTTTACCCACGACACTGCGCCGCAGGTTTTGAAAATCAAAGTCTGCGACATCGCCCGCTACTACCTCTACGACGATGCGGTAACAGGCATTGTCGAAGAGCGTTATCAGTCGGCAATCGCCTGGCTGAAGATGGTCGTCAAAAATCCGAATATGCTGGACGAAAGCCGCGTATCGGATGACCGCAGACCGTCAACGTGTGCCGTTTATGTGAATGCCGAACCCGATTTGCGGGAATGGCTGAAGGAGTAGGCAATGCGGATTACGGTATCGCACGACTTGTCGCGTATCGCCCAAAGCCTGAACCGCCTGTCGGGCAGGTTGAACGGCAGCCTTGAAGAGCCTTTGCGCGCTATCGGCGGCATCCTTGAATCTTCGACCCGCCGCCGTATCGCCGAAACCAAAACCGCGCCTGACGGCAAACGCTGGCAGGATGTCAGCCCCGCTACGGCAGAAGCCAAAAACGGACGCGGCGGGATTTTGGTGGACCACGGCAACCTCTTGGCAAGCATTACGCACGAGGCATCGGCAAACAGTGTGATTACCGGCTCGGTAATGGGCTACTCGGTTTATGTGCAGGAAGGCACGAAAACCATGCCGGCGCGTCCGTTTTTGGGCTTGTCTTCGCAAGATTATCAGGACATTGACGATTTAATGTCCGATTGGCTGGAAGGATTGATTGTCTGATATGGCTTTGAAACAGCATGAAAACTTATTGGCGGTCTATCCCGAAATCCTAGGCCGTCTGAAAACCGTCAAAGGCATTAAGGCAGTCAAGGAGATCGGCGAACTTGCCGAGCTGCTCGCCCAAGGCGCGGCGAAACGCAAAGCCGCCCCGCTGGACGGCGCGGTCTATGTCGTTTACGGCGGCTCGACCTTTGCCGACGAAGCGAAAAACGGCAAATTCCTCAAATCGACGCTGCACTTTACCTTCGTCCTCGCACGAAGCTATACCGCCAACGGCAAATCCACGCTGTACGAGGTCGGCGAGACCCTGACGGCAATCCAACGGGCGTTTTCGGGCTGGGACGCGGGCGACGAATATGCCGTTACCCCTTTCCGCCGCATCGCCTCGCCATCCATCGAATACAACGACGGCTTTGCTTTTTACCCTATTTCATTCGCCTGCGACACCGTGCAGGCGGCAAACTAAAGGAGCTGCCACATGGCAAAACAAAACGACCACGGCTTAATCTTTGAGGGCGACGTCAAGGTACGCAACCTCAATCAAAAAGGCTCGGGCTTTATTGACATCGGCAACACCACTGCCCTGACCACACAGACCAGCGTGGAAACCAAAGAGCGCGTGTCCAAGCAAAAAGGCACTTATGGCAGCGCATTGGACAGCCTGAAAACCGTCAAGCCTACCGAAATCGGCCTGAAGCTCGACACTTTCGACAAAGACAACCTCGCGCTTGCCTTGATGGGCGAAGCCGCCGTCATCGCGGCTACGGCGGAGACCGTTACCGGCGAGGCCGTGACCATCGGCAAAAAAGGCATGGCGTACAAGCTGGCAAACGGCAATATCGATCCGGCTACCGTCAAAGTCAAAAACAAGTCAAACGCCAATGTTGATGCCAAGCATTTGGACATTAATGCCACCTTGGGCATGATTACCATCCTGCCGGTCGCAGATACTGTCAACGACGGCGAAAACATCACCGTCGACTACAAAACCCGCGATTCCGGCGGCTATAAAGTCTCTGCTGCTACCTTGTCTAAATTGGACTTGGAAATCTACGTCGACGGCCGCAACCGCGTTACCGGCGAGACCGGCATCCTGCATATCCCCCATGCCGTACTGGCGGCGGACGGCAGTATCGACTGGTTCGGCGACGACTTCAACGAAGCCGAATTTAAAGGCACGGCAGTGTTGGCTTCGGGCGAGGCCTCGACCTATTCCTTCACGTCGTACAACAACTAAAGATTCGGTAATAAACAAAGGCCGTCTGAAACTGGCTTCTGCGTGTAGGCGCAGCGGCGGCAGGTTTCAGACGGCCTTTTTTAAACGGGTTTTAAAACAGGATTAAATAATGGCGAATATTCAGGCAGGTTTAGAGATTAAGGCGGGCGTGTCCGGCGTTGAAAACATCGACGCGCTGGCGCAGTCCATCGAGGCGGCGGGCATCGATACGGGCAAGCTGACCACCGAAGCGAAAGAGCTGGGCGCAACGCTGGCGAAGGCTCAAGCGCAACAGGCGGCAATTGCAGAATATAAGGCGTTGTCGGCGGAATTGGACAATACCGCTAAAGAAATGCGTGCACTGGACGAGCTGACCGCGACGTTGGAGAAATCCATGCGCGGCGGCGGTACGCAGCAACAGCAAGCCGATTTGGCGAAGTTGCGCGCCGAATCCGAGCGTCTGGCGAAAAGCGAAACCGAGCTGACGGGCAAACTGTATGCCGCCCGCGACGCGATGGCGGTGTCGGGCGTATCCGTCAAAAACCTTGCCGCCGAAGAAGCGCGCCTGTCGTCCGAATCCGCAACCGCAACGGCACAGCTCGACCGCCTGACTGCCGAAGCGCAAACCCTAAAGGCGATTGCTGATGCCAAAATCCAGCTCGGCATCGATACCGACGACAAGGCACGGCAGGAAATCCAAAAGACCAAAGATGCCTACGAATTGCTTAAAAACAGCGGCACACTCTCGCATGAAGAATTAGCCCGGGCGGCGCAGTTGCAGGAAGGCAAGGTGCGCGAACTTGAAGCCAGCCTGAAAGGTGTGAAGCCGTCTATTTCCGAAATTGCCTCTGAAGTTCAAGGTTTGGTCGGTAAGGCAGGCGGCTTGGCGTTTGCCGCCAAAGAGGCGATGAAGTTTGAAACCGCGATGGCGGGTGTAAAAAAAGTTGCCGAAGGCACCGACGAGCAGTACGCCAAACTTTCAGACGAACTGAAAAAAATGAGTGCGGAATTGGGCATTTCCGCCGCTGAAATGGCGGATCTTGCCGCTGCTGGCGGACAGCTCGGCATTCCGATTGAGAAGTTGTCGGAATTTACCGCCATCGCGTCCAAGATGTCGGTTGCCTTCGGCATGACCGCTGAAGAGGCAGGCAATGCCGCCGCGACGATTGCCAACGTGTTCCAACTTCCAATCGGCGAAGTGGAAAAGCTCGGCGATGCCATCAACGTTTTGGGCAACAATACCGCCGCACGAGAAAAAGACATTGTCGCCGCGATGGCGCGTATCGGCGGTACGGCGAAACAGTTCGGACTTGCCGCCGACGAAGCCGCCGCGCTTGCCGCCGCCTTTATCGCCTTGGGCAAACCGCCCGAAGTGGCGGCGACCGCCATCAATGCCCTGCTGCAAAAACTGCAAACCGCGCAAAATCAGGGCAAGGGTTTCCAAGACGCACTCGCGTCCATCGGTACGTCCGCCGACGAGATGGCGGCAAACATCGCTGCGAACCCGCAACAGGCTCTGACCGAGTTCCTGCATAAACTCGAAGGCTTGGACAAACAAAGCCGCGCCCTGACGCTCTCGCAACTCTTCGGTACCGAGTACAGCGACGACATTGCCCTCTTGGTCGGCTCGCTCGGCGAATACGAAAAGGCTTTGGGCTTGGTCGCCGACAAGGGACAAGTCGTCGGCGCGATGCAGAAAGAAGTGGCAAACGCCATGTCCACTAGCGAGGCGCAGATTGCCAAAGCCAAACAGGAAATCATCAACGTTGCCATCGAAGTCGGCGAAAAGCTGCTGCCTTTGGTGTCTTTGTTGGCGAGTACGGTAGGCGGTGTCGCCAGTGCGGTCGGCGCGATTACGGAAGAGTTCCCCGTTTTGACGCAGCTTGCGGCGTTGTTTGCGGCGGGTGCGGTTGCCGTTAAGGCTTATGAAGCGGCTGTTCGCCTGACTGGTGGTGCGGTATCGGCATCATTCGCGACCCAGCGTGTCGGGATTGAAGCAACCAAAGCATCCATCCTGTCTACCACTGTCGCTGCACGAGAGCTGGGCATCGCGCTCAAATCCGCTGCTGCCGGTAACGGTTTCGGTAATGGCGCGGCGGCTGCGGGAGCATTGGCTCAAAATCTCAAGACGGCGGCGTCCAATGCCGGATTATTGTTTGCTGCTTTTGAGGTTGGCCGTGGTGTAGGCGGCTGGCTGCGCGAAAATACGGATTTAGCAAAAATTTTCGGCGATAACCTCGCCCGTATTCCTGCCATTTTGGATAGCCTGTTTACCACCGGCGGTCTCGACAAGTATCACGAGTTTTTCAAAACCGAAGCCCAAATTAAGCGTGAGTTGGAGGTAGCGGATAAAAAAGCCCAGGAAGCTGCCGAAAAAGCCGCCGCCGCCAAGAAAAAAGCTGCCGAAGAAGAGGCAGCTGCCGTCAAAGCCCTGCAAGCCGAATATCGTGCTTCCGCCGCCGAACAAGCTGCGTTGGAGCGCAGTATGGCCGCCTTGCGTGCAGACGGTCGAGAAGCCAGCGACTTTTACAGTGAACTGGCAATCAAGCTGGAAAACGTGCGTACCAAAACCGCCGAACTGAAAGCCGAACTTGATAAGAAAAACGTCAAAATCAGCGCAGATACAGGCGAGCTTGCCGCGGCACAAAAAGCCCTTGAGGCTTTGGGTTTGACGGCGGAAGAAGTAACCACCGGCATGAGTAAAAAGGCGGCGGAAGGTATTGCCAATTTTTCGCGTGTTGCCTCTCAGTTTGGTAATGATGCCGAGCAGATGGGCCGGGTGTTTCAAGCCGCGCTCAAGCAGATGGACAGCAAAGAATCAACCGATGCTCTTTTGGCCGAATTGGAAAAGGTAGGCAAGCAATCCGGGCTGACGGCCGAGGAAATTAAGAAAATCGGAGATACTGCAAGGGAGTCGACTGACAAGGTTGCCGACGCCTTCGCGAAACTCGGCGTGGACAGCAAGGCCGTGATGACGGGAATCAGCAGCGATGCGCGGCAGGCATTTGCTGATTTTCAGACAGCCTCGACAGAAGCGGCGGCGGCCGGTCAAAAAGATGCCAAGCTAATACAGGCAGCCTTTGAGGCCATGATGGGCAAACTTAAAAGCAAGGAGGAATTTGCCGAGTTCCAGCACCAGCTCAAAGCCAGCGGCGACGCGGCACTGTTGACGCAGGAGCAGCTTGCCCGTTTGGGCGATGCAGCTTCGGGCGGTGCGGAAAAAGCCAAAGCCGCCTATCAAGGGCTGAACGATACTGCCGCTAAAACAGGCGAAGCCGCGAAATCCGCTCATGACAAAGGCTCGCAAGCGGCGGAAAACCATGCCCAATCGGTCAGAAAAGTGGCGACAGCCAACAAAGAGGCGGCAGCGGAGGCAGACAATGCAGCTAAAGCGGCGGCAAATGCATCTAAATCATTTAGTGATTACGGCTACCGTCTGACGCAAACGGCAGGCTTTTACAAGCTCAATAATGAGCAGCTGGATTTGATGAACCGACAGTTTTCCGGGATTAAGTTGGGCATGGAGGCCACATTCCGCGCTGCTCAGATGAAAGAGTACACGCAACAGATTTACAACGCGAATACCGCGATGCAAAGGCTGACCAATGCTTCTGCTCAAGGCGCAGTGACACAGGATATCTTGAACGATGCGGCCAGCGCGGCATCTCGTGCTGCCGATAAATTGGGGAATACTGAGCTGACAAAATTCCGCAATGCGATATCCGATGCCCAACGCCGGCTGAATGCCCTGCGTCAAGAAGCACATGATGCAACCCGCGCGCTTGAGGCCGAGCTTGCCGAGCTTAATGGCAATACGGAAGCGATTTATTCTTTGCAGCAAGAAAGAAAAATCCGTGAGCTGCAACAAAAACTCGACAATGCCAACCGCCTCAAACAAACCGACGTTGCGCGCGAATATCAGCGTCAAATCGATTTGCAGCAACAGATTTACAACAGGCAGCGCAGCAAGCGCGCCGAATCTGCCGCGCAAGAGCAAGTCCGCAACCAAGGTTCGTATGGTAACAGTAATGCCGCCCAGCGGTTGCAACAAATCGGCAATCCGCAGGTTAATATCGACCCGGAAAAGCTTAACCAAATTTTGGCGCAGCGCGACCAAGCGGTTGCCGAGAAAGCTGTTAACGGTTTTATGAATAGTTTACAAGCTTCATTAAAGCGCACGACATAATTCAGACGGCCTGCAACCATCTGACTGCAACCATGCCAAGCCCCGATTTTCGGGGCTTTTGTTTTAATAGGGTTTTGAGAAAAATACGCAAAGGCCGTCTGAAATGGCAAATCAAGAATGGACGCTGAAACGGAAAGACACCGGCGTGGCCGTACATCTGCCGCAGGATATGCGCTGGGACGATGAATTTGAATGGAGCAAGGTGGCGCAGGCCGCGCCGCAGCGCACCTTGTCGGGCGGATTGGTCATCCAGCAAGGAATTAAGGCAAACGGTCGCCCAATTACGCTGTCGGGCGATTGGGTGTGGCTTGATTTGAGTATCTTACGTACGTTGCGTGACTGGACGGACGTCCCCGAATTGGAAATGACGCTGACTCATTACGACGGCCGCGAATTTAATGTTATTTGGCGCACCCATAACGCGGCTTTGAACAATGTCGAGCCGGTGCATTACTCAACGCCGGAAACGGATAGCGAACGATACACCGCCCAGCTCTGCCTGATGACGTTTTAAGGTCGGCTGAAAGCAGGTTTAAACAGGATTTAAAAAGGTTTCAAACATGGAAAAAACAACGCGCCTGACGCAGCAGGATTTGCAGATTTACCCCAGCCAGCGCATGACCGATACGCCTGACGGCGGCGGTTTGATGGTCGGTCAGCCGCTGACCGGCGAGGATAACGAGATTTTCCCGCCCGTCTCGGACGTTGACCGTACGATGGGCAGCCTGGACGCGCGTCTGCTGTACCCTGCCGTCTTGCGCAATGATTCCGAGCCGCTTTACGGCGGGCATTTTGTCATTACCGAGCCGCCGACCTCTGAAAACGTGTCTTTTTTGGCGTTTAAGGCGTTCAACTACGGCGAGAGCCGCGCGGATATTATGCCGCGCATTGAGGCGTATTCCGTGCCGACGGTGGAGAGCCGCATGACGTTATTGGGTCGCCATTTGGCAGGCGTGCGCCTTGTGCAGGCGTATCAGCGCGTAGAGGCTCCTTTGCCGAAGGTTGGCGAGCGTTATTGTCTGCAATATGAGGAAAAAACCGAAGATGTGACGCGCCGTATCACGGAGTATTTCCGCATTATCAACATCGAAGATGAAGTGCGCATTTTCGAGATTCCAAAATCAAACGGCGAGGTCGAGGAAGTGCCGCGCCGTGTAGTCAAAATGGAAATCAGCAATCCTTTGACCCGGGATTTTGACGGTGTCGATTATCCGGTCAAAGGTTATGCCGCGCCTAAAGTTAAGATTTTAGAAACCCAAGTTGCAGATTCCGCGGCTTATTATGGCGTAAAACCTGTATCTGACGGCCTTTCGGCAGGAGATGCCACGCTGACGGTATCAAGCATTTACGAAAAGCTTGTACCGACTTCGACAGTCGAGACACCTTATGCGGATGAATACCCGGTTCCCGGCGAAGCATGGGTCGCTGCTGCGCCGGAAAAACAGCTTTTCTCCGGCCATGTCAGCAGTGGAACGTTGACTTTGCCTTGTTCTATTTTGCCAGGCAGTCTTAAAGTTGGGAACTACACAGACAATGGCTTAGGTCAACTTAAAAGCGGCGACAATGTTGTCAATGCTGATTACGCCAATGGGCGTCTGAGTGGTTTGCCGACAGGTTATTACACGGTAACTGCGGTTCCGGGTGCTAAATCGTCATCCGCTCGATATGCTCTTGCGGTAGAAATTAAAGAAACCAATCACGGTACATCATTTGCCCCTCTGCTTAGACCTAATCCTGCTTTGGGTAGTTTAAAAGTGTCTTTTATGGCTTTGGGCGTTTGGTATGTTTTGACCGATACAGGCGACGGCGTATTACGGGATGAGGCCGGTAAAAGTGTAGGTACGGTGTCGTCTGCAACAGGCAGTGTATTGCTTAATCTACCGTCTCTTCCGGATGTTGGCAGCCGTTTGGTGTTTCAATGGGGAGATTCCTCTGGTTTTACGTCTTTTGATGGCGGTAAGACGGGCGGGAATAATCTGCCCAAGGCAGCAAACGGGGAGTGCACTTATTCCCTGGGCCATCCAATTAAGCCAGGAACGCTGGTGCTTACTTGGCAAAATAACGGTAAGAAAAGAGCGCAAGACGATGGCGCAGGAAAATTAACGGGTGATGCAACTGGCAACGTGGATTATTTGAACGGCACGATTAAATTGCCGGCTTATATTGACTCTACTTCAGTTGATTATGTTTGTGATGAGCCTGATCGCATTCAAGTTGGCCTTGCTGATGGTCTTGGCTTGACCGCAGAGGAAAAAGGAGAGGTTTGGAATATCACACTGGGGACGGCGATACCTGATTGGCGCACTGTTTCTTTAACGGCTTTGGGAAGCTTTGAAGAATATACAAGTACAACTGTTTCAAACAGTTATTCTGGTTATGCAGCAGTAGCAACATTGGGATAGGATAAATAATGGGAATAAAAACTGGTTCAGGCGGTTTTAAAATTGTATTGTCCGCCAACCCTGCGAAAAATGGCGAGTTCGCAATCGGCGGTCGAAAAGTCGAGGGTGTAAGTGCTGTAGGCTCGACAATAATTGTACCTAAAACGGTGTTGCAGGTTGCCGGGCAGGAAAGACGGATAGTAGAGGGAAATATTTTAGGTACAAAATATAAGTACCTAGAATCGATTGAGACCAAAACAATAAACCGTTATGGAAAAATAGTCAGTTGGTATGCAGATTACCTCACTAGTGATCCAGCTTCAATAAAAAAACGTCGTGGCAGCTTGAACGGCGGCTTGTTATTTAATGTTTTGAACGACTTTGATCAAGGAAGCGTCTGTGTTTTTGATACCTGGTCATTTCATGACGGCGAGACAGAGATTATTGAACGAGGCGGTACGCTTTATAAGAATTGGAATGCAGTACAAGGTTCGGGCGATGCAGTCGGTACGTTGACTACTGACGGTAAAGTCATTATCAATGATCGTAATATTGCCTTCCTGAATCTTAAAATTACAGGCGGTATCGTACGCCAGCCACAGATCAAGGGTTATGGTTATGCAGGCCGCACGCCTGCCGCGCCGGTCAAGCCTGAAAGCTTTATCGTTTACGCGGGCAATGGCGAAATTGTCGGCAGAAGCAACGCTGCTGGGGAAATTACCGGCGGCATTACAGGCAAAATCGACTACGAGACAGGCTTCTACGAAATCAAGCGCGATGAGGGTTTTTACCCCGAAGATTTACGCTACAACGCCGTGACACAAGACAACCTGCCTTTGGATTCGTCGATTATCGGCATTGATGCCGTGCGCCTGCCTGCCGACGGCCGCGTCCCCGTGATTCGCAAGGGCGATATGATCGTGATTTCCAACCGCCTAAAGCAGGATTTGGGCAGCGCGTTTACCGCCGCTCAAAAAATCACACTCAACCGTCAAAATATCGACCGCCTCTGCTTGGTCGACAGCAAGGGCAAGCACGTCCTCGCCGAGAAATACACGGCAGACCTCAAGGCGGGCAGCATTACTTTTGCCGCGCCGTTGGACTTGTCGCAATATACCCTGCCGCTGACTGCCGTTTGCGCGTGGGAAGAAGAAAACCGTGTGACCGGCGTCGATATTTCAGGCCGTCTGAAACTCCAGTTTGCGATTGGGCGCAATTATCCGAAGGAGAACACATTTGTGTCTTCCGCCCTGATCGGCGGCGATTTGCTGGTACGTGCTACCGAGCCGTTTTCGCAACAGGCATGGGACAATGTGTGGAGTGACGCGCAACGCGGGGAGCCTATTTTGGCGCGTACCAATGTCAAAGACTACCCGATTAAGTTGGCCAGCAACGGCGCGATTACCGAGCGTTGGCTGATTAAATTCATTACTGCAACCCAATTCGAGCTTTACGGCGAGCGGCTGGGCTTGGTCGCTCAAAGCGATACCTTGACCGATCTTGCGCCGACCAATCCGGCAACCGGCAAGCCTTATTTCACGCTCAAGGCGGCTGCATTCGGCGGCGGCTGGTCGGTGCAGAACTGTATCCGCTTCAATACCTACGGCACGCCGTTGCCTGTTTGGATTTTGCGCAGTGTCCAGCCTTCGCCGGACAAGCAAAACGGCCGCGATGGTTTTACCGCGTGTTTGCGCGGCAATACAGTGGCAGAATAAAAGATAAGGCCGTCTGAATAGTACTTTCAGACGGCCTTTAAGTAAAATGGTTAATTAATTTGCATTTATACCTTTTATCTGTAAAATTGACCTTTTAATCTTTATTCAAATAGTGAAAGGAAGCGGGAAAATGGGGAAAGGCATGAAAATCCTTATTGTCGTGGTATCTATTCTAGTTGGATGTGCGGTATATAATTATTTTACAAAAAGTAATAAGAAAACAGAATACACGATGACCGTTTCGGAAATTGAAGCGGTTGTAGCTGTGAATTTCAACGAACTTATGCTTTGTAAAGGGTATGCCATGCAAGGGCGAAAAAAAGAGGCTAGTGATTGTTGGTTGGCAAATTACGAAAAAACAAAAGAAGGTACTAGATACGACACTGCGGTAAAAGAAATATATGCTATGGCTCAAGAAGATAAGTCCAAGCAAAAGGACATACAATTCTTAAAAATTGCACGATATATAGACATGAACCGCAGTGCATCAATGTATATTTTAGAGGCAACAAAAGAATAAACTTTGAGTGCAACTATGCCAAGCCCCGATTTTCGGGGCTTTTGTTTTAATGGGGTTTTAAATTATTGAAGTAAAAAGAAAGGCCGTCTGAAATGTTTGATACGCAACGTGTGCCGGTAAAGGTTTACCGCTGGGATGACGAGGGTGCGCCGCAGGTTGAATCGGCGGCAGGCAGCATTAAAACGATTTTAAAAGCCTGCCTGGTTACCGGTTATGGCGAGGGCAATAAGCGCAAGGACGGGCTGGGCTGGGAAATGGCGTTTGAAAAGACGCAAGAAGCCTGTTTCCGCAGTATGCACCCGAAGGCGACAAAGTGGTGGCTGGGGGTGGATGACTCAAAATATGGAAACCGTGCAAGATACGTTGATTTATGCGGTCTTTTGGAGCCGAAATCGGCAAAGGCGGGGAAAGTCAAACAAAAGGTTAACAACAGCAGTGGATTTCACAATTTCATCTACAAAAAAGACGACAGTAACCGGGATAAGATCCAATGGGTTGTGGTCGGAAATGAGCGCGCATTTACTTTAATTATTTTATGGCAGGATTATTGCTCGTTTTTTATTTTTGGCAATTTCTCCAGTCTCGCCGTGGCTGACGCCGCGAATACCCTGCTTGGATATGTGTCAGATGTAGACGAGAATCTTATTTATGGCAGTGGCAATGAAGTTGTTATTTTTGTGGTGCCAATGCGTGATTATAAGGGAGATGCTCCTTCTTCTCTGAGTCTTACAAGTAAAGCAGATGGTAATTATGGTAGCTATCCTAATCCTATTACAGGTGGTTTCATAGCGGATGATATTTATCTAAAAGAATTAATTGGTAGTAACGAATATGCCATTCGCGGATTACTACCTGGCTTTATGAAAATTGGCGAAACGATGCCCGCAGGAGACGTTATTCCGATGGGAACGGTTTACGACAATTTAGACGATAGCGAGGACAGATTTATGTATATCAATACAATCGGTGCCGGCTCTTTTTTGGTAAACCTCACGGCCTGGGAGCTGTAAGCCATGCCGAATTATGTTTTCCGCAGCCGTCTTGCCGTTAAGCGCGGCAAGACGCGTGGCAAAATCGTCAACCGGATTGCGCGAAGCCGTGCCGTCAAATCGCCGCATTGGAAATACGGCGGCCACGGCTATATCGCCGGCGAAGGTACGGGCATTGTTACGGTGGGCGGCCAGCCGGCTTCACGCCGTATTTATCTGTTTGCCCGGCCTAATATGTACTGCATCGCCGATACTTGGAGCAAGGAAGACGGCAGCTACCGCTTCGACCGGCTCAAGGAAGACGAGGAGTATTTGATGGTGGCGACGGATTATAAAAAGCAATACGAGCCTGTTTCTTATGATTTTATTAAGCCTTATGTCGAGCGTGACGGCGGCGGTTGAGGCCGTCTGAAATGTCCGAAGACAAAATTTATGCTGATTCGGTGCATATCCCTTTGCCTTTCGGCTTGGCGATTGGCTCCCGTCCGTTGTCCAGGCTTTTACCGTTGGCTTTCAGACGGCCTTTACGCCATATTGAGGACGGCGGCGAGATTGTTCCCGATACGCCGCTTAAGCCTAATCCGTACCGCCCTCCGGATGGTTATGCGACTGTTTCGGGGGCGTGGGGCTTTGTGCAGCAGGCGGTATCAACGCAGGCGGCGTGCGCGGCCGGTCGTTATGATTTGGGCGATATGGCTGCCCAAGTGTCGGGGATAACGGCGGAGGCTGTCGGGGAGGCGGTTTGTTTTCAGACGGCCTTTTCGGATATGCCTGAATTGGAAAGTTGCCTACATGAAACGGTCGGCTTGTCTGACGGGGTTGCCGGGTGTATGCAGGCGGTGCAGGCCGGAATGGATGGTCTGGACGGCTGTTTGCATGATGCTTTCCCCGATGATTTGTTCTTAAGTGGCTGTAATGCGGATCAATCGTCGGCGGGTCTTGGCGAGGCTTTGGCGGCATGTTCGGAGAGTGTGTTTTCCGATGACGCGCCGGTTGGCGATTGTTTGGTGTCGGAGGTGCGCGAGGCGGCGGTATTGGCACGCTGTGCGCATCCGCAGAGCCTGCCTGCTTTGGCTGTGCCTTGCGAGTATTATGAGATTCCGGTTGAGCCGGAGCCTGTGCCGGAAACTTATGTTTGCGGTATCCGCCCGCCTTCAAACCGTCTGCACCTGCGGTTTTACCGCAAAAAGATTGCACACGATGCGCGCCATATTCCGCTGCCGTTTGCTTGTTTTGATACGGTAAGCACTCCTGTTTTAGACGGATATATCATGCAAAATATTATTAAGGCTACGGTTGACGGCCAGCCGATCGGGCTGTTTTCTGCATCCTTTACGGCTGATACTGCCGGTTATTGCTGGCAAGGCAGTTTGACTGTTTCGCCCGATGATTTCGCCAAGATTAATCCTGATGTCCGCCCGAAAGGCCGGGAGGCCGAAATCGAGGTGCAAATCAATGCGGATACTTTTGTCATCATCGCGGAAGATTACAGCGACAACCGCCGCTTCGGGCAAAAGAGCTATACGGTAACCGGCCGCAGTGTTACCGCCCGTTTGGGCGCGGACTATGCGCCTAAAGGTCGCGGTACATACCGCAATCCGATTTATGCGCAACAAATCGCAACGGAGGTTTTACGCACGACAGGTGTGGATTTGGACGGCTGGACGATGGTTGATTGGTTGATTCCGGGAGATGTGTATTCGTTGACCGATAAAACGCCGATTGCTGTTTTGCAAGAGCTGGCTCAAGCCGCCGGGGGATTTGTGGAGAGCGACCGCGCCCGACCTGTTGTCCGCTTTAAGCCTAAATGGAAAAAGGCTTCTTGGGAGGTTTCCGATGCGCCTGCCGATGTCAGTGTCCCTGTCAGCGTGATTTTCAGCATCAGCGGCCAGCGCAATGTATCGGAGCGTGCCAATGGGGTTTATGTTTGGCCGAGCCATAACAAGGGCAAAGGCGCGGATGTGTACCGCAACGGCAGTAACCGCGAGCCGCGTGCCTCCGCGCTGACCAATACGCTTTATACCGACCAGCCGGTTTTGCTCGCCGCCGGTATCGCCGCGTTAAGCGAAACCGGTGTGCATAAGCGCGAAACGGTGTCTTTGCCGGTATCGGATAAATACGCCATTCCTATGGCGAATTTAGGCGAGATTTGGCAAATCAATGAGCCTACGGGGAGCTGGCAAGGCATGGTGGTTGGTGTGTCGGTCGAAGTCAAAATCGAAAACGACGCGCCTGTCGTGACTCAAAATGTAACGATAGACCGCTATTTTGACGAGTGATTAAAGCTGGTTTAAAGATGCTTTAAAGGCCGTCTGAAAGCCATGTTCAGACGGCCTTTTATCTTTTTGTTGAGGATAACAAAATGACCAATCTGTATCAAAACCTGACGGCACTGCTCAGGCGCGAACAGCGCGGCATTGCCAAAATAACGGGCGATTTGGGCGGCGGCTCATGGGCGGCGCAAACGCAAAGCGGCGGCAATCTTGTTTTAAGCGGGCAAGCCGCTTTAAATCAGCGCGTGTTTTATGATGTCTTAAGCAACCGTATCCTTGGTCAGGCTCCCGATACTACTGTTTTAGAGTTGGGTGTATAAGGATAAGTGCAGGACAGCCAGGCGTTGCTTTCGTATAACGTCTTAAAATAATTATGCGCCGAACGTATCATCGCAAAAGCCAAAGAGTTGCGCTATTTGTGGGCAAATATAAATAAAAGGCCGTCTGAATAAGGCGGCCTTTGGGAGGATTTTAAATATAAGTGGGACGGCGACGTAACAGTGCGGCAACACTGTTACGCCAGCCAAGCAGAGCATGCCTGCATTGACTTCTAAGGCCGCCTTAGTCTCTAGAGACCGAGGCATTCTATCTGATACAGGAGTGGATGCAAATGCAAATCTATCATGAATTACGCTGTAAGTTTTGTGGGAAATTGCTGGCAAAAGGCAGCGGTTGTGTACAAATAAAGTGCGCTCGTTGTAAAAACATCAATTCTTTCAGCTAATTAATAAATCAAAAGAAAATGCCTTTGAGCATCATATTAAATCTGATTTAGAGCATCGCGAATGCCATAATTTAGGAGTATATATGATGCAAAAAATGCAACAGACATTACCTATTATCCCCTGGATGGGTGGCAAACGTCGTTTGGCAAAACATCTTTTGCCCATGTTCCCCGAGCATTCTTGTTATGTTGAGTTGTTTTCCGGTGGCGCAGCATTGTTCTTTATGCGCCCGGTTCCTGCAAAAGTTGAGGTGCTCAACGATATCAACGGACAGCTCATCAATCTCTATCGTGTGGTACAACACCATTTCGACGAGTTCGTCCGTCAGTTCAAGTGGACGCTTACCAGCCGCGAGACATTCGCCTGCCTGCAAAACACGCCGCCCGAATGCATGACAGATATTCAACGCGCCGCTCGCTTCTTCTACCTTCAGCACAACGCCTTCGGCGGCAAAACCGTCCAGCAGCATTTCGGGACAGCTACCACGTCAAAAGCGTGGGATGCATCACAGATTGAGGTTAAATTAAAGACTGCTAAAGACCGTTTAAAAGGTGTTTATATCGAGAATGAATCGTGGGATCGTTGCTTCAAACGATATGACCGTGAGTACACCTTCTTCTATGCAGACCCACCATATTGGCAGACCGCAGGCTATGACCAATCATTTGGCTGGGAGCAGTATGAATTACTGGCCAAGGTAATGGCAGAGAGTAAGGGTAAGGTCATGCTATCCATTAATGACCATCCTGATATTAGGGAATTATTTAAGGATTTCCGTATCACTCAACTTGAATTGGCTTATACGGTCGGAAGAAATAAAACTGGTAAAACCAGTGGAGAATTGGTCGTGTGTAATTGGTAAAATAAAAAGCGACGGTAGCGTCGCTTTTCTTATTTCTCATCATCCGATATAGTGCAAAAGCTGTCGAAACTTTCGAGGAGCATAGAGTGCAAAAGTTACTGCAACAAAGTGCAAAAGTCGGCGGCGGCTTACATAAGGCCGTCTGAACGGATACGGGAAAATACTTGATTTCGTTTCCACATCCGTTCAGACGGCCTTGTTTGGCTTGCGCCATCAGGTCATCAGGTTGAGGTCGCTGATGCGGTCGTAGAGACGCTCGGTATTGTTGCCCTCGTCGTGCATTTGAATGCGCAGGCGCAAATCGTTGGCGGAAACTGCTTGGCGCAGGGCTTCGCTGAGTTCGATTTGGCCTTGTGCGTAGAGGTTGAAGAGGTTTTGGTCGAACGTCTGCATGC